TTCCAAACCCAAACGTTTAGCGTATACTTTGCGCAAGTTACACCCCCATACACTAAAGGAGTATCTATATAAAACGGACTTAATGCTCTTATCATTTTGTTATTGTTACGTTATCACTTTTAATATTCATTCCGTCGATGAGGTCAAGAGCGAAAGCCTCGCCTATCTCGTCGCCTAGTTTTAGTACTTCATTGTCTAGAGCGTCTGTAAAGAAATGCGTCGTCTCGATTCCTGTGTGATACACACTATTTGCAATCGCATAAAGCAAACTTTTACGACTTGTAAACTTTCCCTTTGCATCTCTTGGCGCTATACCCTTTCGAATACTCCACCCGTTAAAAGCCATAAACGGCGGCTTTTTGTTTCGATACTTAAATTTATTATTTGTTACCTTTTTAAGTTTCCAAGCTTTGCCGTCTGCCTTTGTACCTCCCTTTCCTTTAACCCCTGCGTCTACATATTCCCAGTAATCCGTTAAAGTAAACTCTATAGAGCTACCCTTTACTTTATAGCCTAAAGACTTCTCAAGCTCTCCGCCGCCTTTCTTTTTTTTCTTTAGATTAGCTCTTGCCTGCTTTACTACATTACTCCCTAGAGTATCAAATATTTTCGCTATACTTCCCAAAAGCAAAAGCTAGTTTCGTCTATTGGCATCTCTACCTCTAGGCTCATATCCCACCCGTCTAACAGGTTTTTGTCTGAGTAGGTTATCTGTGTTAAGGTCGGACTATCCGACGCCGTTATATTGTTATCTGCAAAGTCTCTGTGCATTTTAACCCAAAGCGCATTTAAGCAAGAGAGCGTACCATTGTAGTTGTCTACCTCGTTATCGTTTAGGTAAAATTTATCGTTTACATTCTCGTTATTAATATCTCTAATATCTAAGCATTGTATATTTAAGCTAAAGGTAATCGTAGCGTTTGAGCTAAACGTTGCGTCTGTTATATCAATATTAAACAACGGGAATATATCGCCTTTATTCAAATCAATATCAGCGCCCGTTGTAATCGTTTTAACGAATACGTCTTGCTCTGCTAAACTCCTTATATATCTTAATATTCTACTATATGCGTTCATTCTATAATTGTGTTACGTTATTACCTTTCCTTAGTATTGCCTCCATATTTTGCCTGTCTAACTTATGAGCTAGGAACGTGTGAAACTCATGTACGGGAATCTCTAGCACTTTGTCAATTTTTAGTATATCATTGCTTGCCATCATATCAATAGTTACGTACCACCCCCATTTTGAGAAATAATCTACTGCCTGTTTTTCTCCTCCGCTTGAATCGTATATCTCTGGATAGCCTCCTTTAATTCTCTCGATAAACTCCAAAAAAAAACCAGAGCGCCGTTTACTATATTCATAGGGCAATTTCGCATTTCCTCACAAAGAGCCTTATCGTACTTATAGGGTAGTATCTCATAGTTACCGAAAGCGTCCTCGCTTGTAACCCTACGAAATAAGATAGCTATAATTTTATGCATCTCTTTAAAGTCCATTCCTATAGTGCTGAGGTCTACATACTCTGCCGTCGTTATCTCGTCTAGGTTTGGGATAAAGCCGTACTCTACTCCATTAAGTATAAACCGCTCCTCAAACTCTACGTCCTGCTCACACGCTGCTATAATCTGCGCCATTAAACCCTCGTAGTCTGTATAGACTAATTTTTTTACATCTTGTTTTTTCATTCCTGTAAACAAAGATATAACCCTCTCTATCATTCCCTGCTCCGTCATCTTATCTTCTCTCGCTCTAAGCGCCTCAAACTTGACGTATTGATCCAGAGTAATATCTGCGATATTTTCGGGTACACTAATTTTAATAGTCTCTGTCATATAATAAAAACGATTTTTGCTTAGTATTGTTTCTTAGTACCCAAATGTTAAAGTTTTGTTAAAATTGTTTATTTCTTTGTTTATAACTCTAAAGGGTTTGTATATTTGTATCAAACAAAACAACTAAAACAAAACATTATGATACAAGAAATTAACAAGGGAATCGAAAGAGCATTAGAAACTATCAACTATGAGTTATCAATGGGAGACTTTGCTAACAAAGAGAGAATTGCTAAGTACAACAAGTACATCGCAGATATGAACGAACTTAAAGAGACTATATAATAACTAACAGGGGAGCGTAACAGCTCCCTTTTTCTTTACCTTATTTCTATTTTGCCACGATTAGCCAATAGGTGTAATACTCCGTACCTCAGCGCGTCCAGACTATGGTTGTACATATCGCAAGCTAACTGTGCGCCCTTATCCGTATAGATATAGTTGTTCAATTCCTTTGCCATATTAGTAGAGTCTGGGTGTACGACAAGCTCGTAGTCTTGAATTAATGCGATACCCGTTGCTATACTACCTGCGCCTTTCTTAGCGCCTCTAATATTAAGACCTAGCTTTTGCAGCTCTGCAATAGTTCCTGCGCTTGCGCTATCTCCTATAATCAAATTACGCCCTGCTCTCTGTCTGTTAATTGCGTATATTTCGGAGATGGTTAACTTCGATTTGTAAAGCTCCTCCTTTGCGTAGATTATTTTCTTTTTTTTATCTATGGCAATTTTTACTAAAGTTGTCGGATCGGTGTGTCCGTAATCCTGTCCAAAGATAACCTGTAACCCGTCGGGGTTAAATTCGCCAAACCGCCAGTTTGTATAAACGACTCCCTCAGCTTTTGAGAGCCAAGAGCCTAAAACGACGTGATTGTATTTTATCGGATTGCTGACCTTCATGTCCTCGAAATAGTCTAGTATCTCGTCGGGTACAAACTCAAGACAATCGAGGTAAGAGGTATGTATATAACAGACGTTATCTTTGACTCCGTTAAATCCCTCTTGAACGCCTCTACTCTCGTAGTACTTCATATAGATAAAATGCTCCTTACTCGTAGGGTTTAAGATTAAGACCTTTATATTCCTATTTGGATTGCTTGCGTCGTTACCTCTAATCGATAGCACTATCTTGTCGTAGATTGCCTCGTCTTGCATCTCCTCCGCCTCGTCTAATATGAGCATCGAGAAATCTTTTAACCCCTTGAGGTTTGCTGTTTGGACTCCAGAGCCTGCCTTTAATCCTTTAAAGACTATCTTGCTCTTATTAAATTTTGATACGATCCTATTTTGCTGCGACTCGAAAGAGTCCTCTAGATTCATGAGTTCGATTTTCTCCTCTACCTCAGCAAATATAGAATCTTTTAGAGAGGCGTTTGTATACCTGCTGTAGAGTATTCGATGCCCATACTTCGTGCAACTATTTAAAGCGCTTAGAGACGTCGCAAATGATTTCTGAGAGAATCTGCCGCCCGTTATGATAAAGGTATCCACGCCGTCGGGAATATTAAACAAGGGCGCAAATTTTTCGCTGAGGTTTATGTTACTCATTCTCTGGTGTTACGTCAATAGCTGAGGTAAAAGAAATTGTCGGAATGTTTACGCTGCCACCGTCGGAGGTTATATCCACGCTCTGCATTGGTTTGCCGACTGTATATTCTAGGTAGAGCTTTGCGCTTTGAACGTCTCCAGACATCGCGCTTGCCTCTAGCGTTTGAAAGACAGCTATAAAGTTCTCTTGTGAGGTTGCCTCTGTTATAAGGGCTTTAAATGGGTTTTTACGGCGGTCGATTCCTTTGGCTTTTGTAGACCAACCTCCGTTGCCTTTGGATAATTTATTCATATCTAATAGGTACTAACTATTAGTATTAGTACTATTATATAAACGAATTATAATATATATTGTTTCTTATATAAAAAAACCCCACCAATTAAGGCAGGGCAAACTAAAACAAAATTAAACAAAACTAAAAATTAAGAGGTTACATCTACGAGTCCGTCTCTGTAGTGGTCTACAATTACGCCCGTTTTTAATGTGATTGATTTATAAGGTACTATTGAATTTTTTACTAGTAATCTATGTATTAATTTTCTCATGGTTTAAATATCTAGGGTTAATGTTACTATAAATAAATACAGCTTTATTGTTGTGTAATTATACTCTTTGGTTTGAGCCATATATTCCCAACCTAATAGGAAACGATCGTGCGGATAATGGAAAGCTATTTGTAGAGTCCAGTTCATTATCTTTGCTCTTTAGCTTGTTTGAATCCTGCGCTCCATTCGTATTGAGAATGATCGCCAATAATTGTGATTATCTTATCTCTTTGCTCGTGAGTTAAATCTAGGTCTTTGTCGAAGAGTCTGTCTAGTGTATCTTTTAAATTCATAGTTTTGTTATTATGGGGAGTTGTTAGCTCCCCTTTAGTTTTATATCTCTTTTATCATGTAAGGCGTTCCAGTTAATTTGTTAAAAAGAATATAGTCGCTTATGTATCTGTTGCGTCTGTCCTCTCTAACAATAGCAGTGTGTAAGCCTAACTTTCTGCTAATAATTTTTACCTCTACATTTTTTAAATTTCTGTCTGATATTTTGATGTAAGCCATAGTGTTTGTTTTTGTTTTTGTAAATATACAAACAATTATTTGTTACCACCAAACAAAAAACAACATTTTTTATAACTACCTAGTTCTCAGAGTTTAAAACCTCAAAAATTAATTGACAAGT